CAACCACAGGTTCAACAGGCTCAACAAAATTAAGTTGTCGCCGAACAGAACTAGAACTAGCTCCATGATTAACACCAACAGGACGCTTACTTAAGCTTCTAGGCGTGGGAAACCCCACAGCGCTGTAATCATTGCGCCAATAACCTCCAACAGAGCCCTGTGGATTGGACTCCCATCGAGACGGAAACCTGCTAGGACGAGCAGCGTTACGCAAATCACTCCAACTATTAAAAATCCCATTCCTTGCAAGGAATCTATCTCGGATTGCTTTAGCATTAGCACTCAACTTCGATGGATAATGCTTCCTAACCATAACAAATAGGAAAGAAATAAAAAAAAAAAGACTCACGGCTTATATACTAAAAAAATGAGCCGTGAGCCTCCGCTATAGTAAGTAATAATGCGGAGGATCATTCTTTTTTTTTCAGGGGTTCCCATCGAACAATCCATCTACCCCTGTTTTCCCACGACTATAAATTTCAAAATTCAGTCGCAATCTTTCTTTCCTCAAAACTATTCTACATGGAATGCCAACAAACTACCTCGACAACCAAGCAAGTACCAGCAACACCTCGCAAACCACAGCCAACAAAGGGCATGCGCAAGGAATGTACTGGATCGGAACTATCTCCCCTCAACTATGGACACCACCGAAAAGCCTTCCAAAAGATGTCAGTTTTATTCGAGGCCAACTTGAAGAGGGAGATGAAACTGGTCGACGACATTGGCAAGTTGTCGTTGGCTTTAAAAAGAAATGCCGAACAGGAGCCGTCAAAGCCTTCTTCGGTTTCAAAAAAAATGAAACCCGACAATGCCATGTAGAATTAACACTATCAGCTGCAGCAAACGCCTATGTCATGAAAGATGAAACGTGTGTGGACACCAACCTACGTTTCGACTACGGCGACGCACCAATGAAACGAAATGATAAAACTGACTGGGCAAAATGCAAGGAACTTATGAAAACAGGACGTTTGGACGATTTACCACCCGACATATACATTAAACACTACAACGTCGCAAAACGAATCAAACTCGACAACCTAGTCTTTAAAGACATCGTCAAAAATGTACGAGTTTATTGGGGCGTTTCAGGATCTGGAAAATCACACCGCGCACGTGAAGAGGCTGGCCCAAACGCATACATTAAAGACCCTTGTACCAAATGGTGGGACGGATACCGCCCAGACGAACATGACTGCGTCATAATTGAAGAATTTACCGGAACTATCAACATAAGCCACATGTTACGCTGGCTTGACAAATGGGGCTCCGCATGCGAAGCCAAACAAGGAGGCGTACCATTCTATGCCGGTAATATCTGGATTACATCCAACGTCAACCCCTTACTTTGGTACCCAGACGCTAACGCAGACCAAGTCGCAGCACTAATGAGACGCATGAAAATTACACATTTCAGCGAAATTTACAAACCACCTGCTGCGCCTAAGCCACAAACAGACAATGCAATATTCTGGGCAAATGCGCCACAACAATCAATAGTCCCTATTTGGGCTCCACCAATGGCCCCAGTTCCAGAATGGGAAGACCTAAAAGGAATCGATCCAAATGACGTCAACGATTCCGATGACGAATTACTACACCTCCTAAACTTCCCCGACGAACCCCTACCTAAAAAATGGAATCGCCATGACTGTTCGTCATCAACTGGACCACGAGAATACGGAGATCACTAACTTAATGTAAATAAAAACTCCTTCTTAAAACATTTATAGGGGGCGGACCCCCCTATCCCCCTTAAAAGATAATCACGTGATGCTAGCACGTAAATACCAGACTAAACACGCGTGGCATCCCTGACAGGACGGGGCGCGGCCGGACCCCTACCGCCCAGGGGGGGGCGGGGGGTCTGGGCCTTGTTCGCCCAAAGGTGTTTAACCCTAACCTAACCTAACCCCAAAAAAATTACAACCAACAAAAGTTTACTTAAACGTTACTCACTGCAGTCATTCGCGCCTTAAAATACTTAACCTGACACCCAACAGTAGACCTATGGGTGTACCCAACAGTAACAACATCCCCCGTGTTGTTAATCTGCTTCTCCATACCGAACATCTTAAACTTACCAAACTTCAACAACGGATATGTTGGTTGATTGTCTAAACTAAGCATCCTTGATACATCATCAATCCTAACAACCTGCTTACTAGCCAATTTAGAAACCCAATTCTGACCTGATGAAACATGAAACGGACCACTCTTCTTAACATGTGACATCATACGATGATCAACAGGCCTAATAATAGCATTGACACCTGTACCAGGTGCAACAGCAATCATACCAGTTCCAGAATTAGCAACAAAAGGAATCGCTATATCGCGATCATTCAAATGATGGGTACCAGTACCCACACCAGAATAGTACTTACCTACCAACTTCACAGCCAGAACGTCGGTTACCTCCGTTCCGGCACCAGCAATAACAGTACGATTCTCAAGAGACAATTCGGCTGAAAGATGAAACGTGACCTTAGCATTACGCAAATTAATGACGGTCCACCTTAAAAGACTAACTGACACCACAGGTGACAAGCCAATTGACTCAAAAATGATTTGATCTTCATTAGTTAAACCCAGCATCTGCTGAAAAAACAAATCAACATAACCACTAATAGCTGTAGCCGTGGTAATACCACCACTACCAACAGTAGCTGTCATAAACAGCACTGTTGCGCTGTCATTGCCAGTCCTATACGCAATCTGAAGGGTATCACCAGTAGTGATACCACGAATAGGATCTGCCATCTGTTTAACTTCACAGCCAGCTCTCTGCAAAACATTCTTCACCAAAGAACTCAAAAATACATACAACATATCCTGTTGTACAACATTACTATGTCCAAAATACAAACAACGATCAGAAGTAGCAGCAAGTGTCCCACTATTGTACTCTGTCCTATACACACCATTGTTCAAAATTTTGCTTTGAATCTTCGTTGAAGCTTTACGAGACCTTTTACGGGCTCTAGTTTTTCGCACCAAACGCTTGCCAATCTTACGACCGCGTTTACGTCGAACACGACGCGCAAACCCATTACCCTTACGGGGCCTACGCCTACCGCCACCACCGGCACGGCCATCAAATCCAGGAACATTATCAACCACAGGTTCAACAGGCTCAACAAAATTAAGTTGTCGCCGAACAGAACTAGAACTAGCTCCATGATTAACACCAACAGGACGCTTACTTAAGCTTCTAGGCGTGGGAAACCCCACAGC